TATAGTTTGTTCATACCTATGGAATGGAACTACGAAGGATACATTGATTCTTATGGATTTCCTGTATTCAACACGCCGAAAGAGGCAATTGAGGGACCGCAAGGGGACTTAATAGATCAAGGGGTTATTGATTATTGGCAAAATGAAGTTGATGGTTTAAAAAGTGACCAGGACGGTTTAAATGAATACTACCGTCAGTTTCCAAGAACAGAGCAACACGCTTTCAGAGACGAAGCAAAGCAATCTCTGTTTAACTTAACAAAGATATACGAACAAATAGATTATAACGAAGACCTTAGGAATACATCGATAATAACCACTGGAAGTTTTATGTGGGAAAACGGTATAAAAGATACTAAGGTGATATTTGTACCAAATAAAAACGGTAGGTTCAACGTTAGTTGGGTACCACCTTTGCAGATGCAAAATAGAGTTATAGTGAAAGGCAATACAAAATATCCAGGTAACGAGCACTGTGGCGCTTTTGGATGTGATAGCTATGATATATCAGGTACAGTTGACAAGAGAGGTTCTAACGGAGCTTTGCACGGTTTAACTAAGTTTAGTATGGAAGATGTTCCGCCTAATAGATTCTTTTTAGAATATATAGCTAGACCACAAACTGCTGAGATATTTTTTGAAGACGTATTAATGGCTTGCATATTTTACGGTATGCCAATACTTGCGGAAAACAATAAACCTAGATTACTGTATCATTTTAAAAGAAGAGGCTATAGAGGCTTTTCAATGAACAGGCCTGATAAAAGATTAAACAAATTATCTATAACTGAAAGAGAAATAGGTGGTATACCGAACTCTAGTGAAGATATTAAACAAGCACACGCCGCAGCTATAGAATCATATATAGAAACTTGTGTTGGACGAACAGAAGCCGGTTATGGAGATATGTACTTTCAAAGAACATTAGAAGACTGGGGTAAATTCAATATAAACAACAGAACAAAGCACGATGCTTCTATAAGTTCTGGCTTAGCGATAATGGCTTGTAACAAAAACTTATATTCACCGGTTAGTCCAGTGCAAAAAAAGGTTTACGATTTAGGAATTAAAAGATATGACAATAGAGGTTCTACGTCTAAAATATTAAGATAAATGAAAATACAAACAAATACCGATAGTTCTTTCCCTAACCAGGTTGTTAGCGACGAAGTAAAAGCTAGTTATGATTACGGCTTGCAAGTCTCTAGAGCTATTGAACAAGAATGGTTCAATCAAGGAAGAGGTAACGGTAATAGATACTTAAATAATTGGAATAGCTTTCATTCACTACGGTTATACGCAAGAGGAGAGCAATCAATACAAAAGTATAAAGATGAATTGTCTATAAATGGTGATTTATCTTATCTTAATTTAGACTGGAAGCCGATACCAGTTATATCAAAATTTGTTGATATTGTTGTAAACGGAATGTCAAACAAATCATACGATATAAGTGCTTTTGCTCAAGATCCATTTTCTGTAAAAAGCAGGACTGATTATGCAGCCGCTGTAGAGCAAGATATGCTTACCAAAAAAGGTTTATTGAATATTAAAGAAAAAATAGGTTTTGATTTTTCTTTGACAGGAGATTTAGAGGGTTTACCTGAAAATAGAGAAGAATTAGATATACACTTACAAATGACTCCTAAGCAAAACGTAGAAATTGCTGAAGAGGAAGTTATAAACAACGTATTAGCTTTTAATAAATACGATCAAACAAAAAAACGCTTAGCTCACGATTTAACAACTATAGGCATTGGAGCTGTTAAAACATCATTTAATAAAGCTGAGGGTATAGTTACTGATTATGTTGACCCTGCTAATATGATTTATTCATATACAGAAGACCCAAACTTTGAAGATATATACTACGTAGGTGAAGTAAAATCCATATCGTTGGCTGAACTTAAAAAACAGTTTCCATCATTATCAGCTTCAGAGTTAGAAAAAATACAGGATATGCCTGGTAATTCTCAGTATGTAACTAACTGGGGTAATTACGACGCTAACACAATTCAAGTTTTATACTTTGAATACAAAACATACTCAGATCAG